TGAGTGCGCACCTTGACGTTTTTACGATCAAGAGGCTGGTCAAGCTTATCAAAAATGGATTGGCGATTGTTGTCTGTAGCGCCTATCTGGCGCAGGCTTGCCCCGCTCACTTTGCAGCTCCTTTTGCATAGTTTGCGCGTTGAAGGGTAGCTGTGGAAGCTGTGGCGGCTGAGGCAGTTACCCTTTTTTCATCAATAATTGTGTAATGTTTGCGTTGCCCGATGCGGACAGTTAATGCGACTAATATCATAGTCTATCTCCTTTATTTTTTATTTTTTCCGTTTCCCTTTTTTGTGATTCTCCTAAGCTGACGGGTCGCCACCCGTCAGCTATGCGCGGAGAAAGGAGGAAAAAGAAGGAAACCCCCTACAGACGGGCTTTCCGTCTGCACGGCAAATTATAGGGGGTGAAAATCAGATGTCAAGAAATAAATTAACACAATGCACTTAATATGAAGTTATAATTATATTTATACAACAAGGCGCATAATTGAACTACGAGTAAGAGAATATTCTACTACGAGTAGAAATAACGATGATTAAATATAAATGATAGAAAGTCGAAGCCCGATAGCACGAAAAATGACGAAAAATAGCCATCTGAAAAAGTAGTTATATATTAAGAACTTACTACTACGAGTAGGATATTCACCAGCTAATAGAACTTAATAGAATAGAATATATAACCATATGTGCTTTTACGCCAAAAGATAAAACAGAATCAAAACCGGCGATATGTACCTGTGACAATACCTTTGATGATAATGTCTTTGCTGTTTGCAGGCGCATCGCCGCTGACTGTGCAGAATTTAAGCGTACCGAACCCTTGATCAATGCGCAGCACGGCCAGACCGGAGCCAGGAAGTTCTGCAATAACGAAATCATCAACATTGGCGCAGTCTGATCTTTTGGCCACAACAATATCGCCGGGGTCTATTTTAGGGCTGTTTGTTCTGTTTCCCGCCGGCACACGCATAGCAAAGAGGTTATCTGTACCGCCTTCAGGGACTGAGAAAGAGTCAATGATATTCCCTTTTTCGTCGATTACAGCTAATGTTTTGTTGCCAAAAAGTAGCTGATCTAGCGTTACATTCAGGATTTTAGCGACATTGTATGCTGTCCACATGACTGGCACTTGCTTACCTGCCATCCATTGCCCAACCGCTGTGTTTGTTTTTCCGCATGCTTTACTTAGTTGGGCAGCGTTCATCTTTGCATCAGCCATTGCAGCTTTGATATTTTCCCCGATAAACTGACGCAATTCTAAATCTGACTCGAATTTCATAAATGACTCCATTTCACATTGTGATTGTAACTTAAAAATAACAATAAACAAGCAGTGTTAATTTATTTCTTTACATTTTAATTCACCCGCGCTACCATGCGCCACATGTCCAGCCCAAAAGGTCAAAACCTCGGTGACACGGTTCGCCACATTCGCTTCCCTAACCATGTAGATGAAGCGATTAGCCGCGTCGCTACGCTCGAACATCGCGCATTCACTCAGCAAGTAATTGCCATTGTTGAACGTGAGTTGTTCGGCCATCCATCGTTACGCTCGAAGGATGAATAGTAGTAAGCCTTTAATCAACTGACAGTTGGACACAAACGCGCAAACGCAATTAAAAAGGAGAAAAAAAGGATGAGTGTCAATTTTTTGCAACTAAAAGTTGGATTTTTAGATCATATTAAAACGCAAAAGATAATACGAAGTTTAGGGGCTGAGGGTGTTCTATCCCTGATGCGACTTTGGGAATATACAGCTATCAATGCTGAATCTGGCACACTTAATATCGATGCCGAAGAGCTAGAAATAGCAGCACATTGGCCCGGCGAGCCGGGAAAATTTGAATCAGAAATGTTGCGGGTAGGGATGGTCGATGAAGTCGATGAAGGCTATTACATACACGATTGGTTAATCAATCAATCATGGGTCGCTGGAGCTTCGGCGCGTCGCGAAAAAGCCAGTAAGGCAGGAAAAAAACGCCATGAAAACGCCCGGCAAAAAGCTGAGCCGACAGCTAAAAAGCCAGCAAAATCCGCCGCGAAACAGGGTGAAAACGAAGCGGCAACGCGGATAATTTCGCATCTTAATTTAGTCGCTGGAAAGAAGTTCACAACGGGCGCATCAACAATCAAGCCGCTCAAAGCAGCCATGACCAAAATCACAAAAGAGCATCTAAAATCAGGCAACTGGAATGATGCGGAACAAGCATTGATAGCGATTATCGATTGCAAATGTGATGAATGGCTTAATGATCCCAAAATGGTGAAATTTCTAAGGCCTGCAACGCTTTTTTGTGCTAAGCACCTTGATTCATATCTTGAACAATCAGCTACCTCAGCCCCGTCAAATGTGATTAAAATGAATGATAATGGGAGCGTTAACATTGCTGACATGGTTGCACAATGAACGCAACTATCCATCAACTTCCACCCATTTTCCAAGAGGAATTTGACGAGCCTAATTCACCTCATGTCACTGCATCTGTAATGTCAAATGATGTACGCGACATTATCGCGAATGGTATCACTCCCGGCATCGAGCTTGGCTGGCGCGATGTGGATGACCTGATTCGCATACGCCCGCAACAATTAACTATCGTGACCGGCATCCCAAGCCGGGGTAAATCTGAGTTCACTGATGCCGCCGCTGCTAATCTGGCGATAAATCAAAAATGGAAAACCGCGTTCTTCACGCCTGAAAATCGCAACATTTCATTTCACTTAATGAAAATGATTAACCGGCTTAGCGGGCGAACAATCGGCGGCAATTGGAATGGATTTAATCCGATTTCACAAGATGAAATAGAAATATCGATTGAATTTTGCAACAAGCATTTTTTCTGGCTTGATCCCGATAAAATGAGCGATCTTAGTATTGATGGTTTGCTTTCCGAAATGCGTCAGATGGTCGAAAAATATGGCATAAATCAATTTATCATAGACCCTTGGAACGAAATCGATCATAAAAAAGGGCGCATGACTGAGGCTGATTATGTGAGCTGGGCAACGGGTCAATTGAAACGATTTGCCCGCAAACATAACGTGCATATTGTGCTTGTTGCGCATCCTAAAATAATGAATAAAGACAACCGTGGCGAATATTTAGTGCCAAAACCTTACGACATCAGCGGCGGCGCGAACTGGTATAATAAAGCCGATAATATGATCACTGTGCATCGCACTGTCGTTGGCCAATTCACTCACATAACTCAAATTCACATAATGAAAGTGAAAGATAAATTTGATGGGAAACCGGGGCTGGCACTTATCGAATATCAGCCAGCTACACGCCGTTTTTTAAATGCAATGGACAACATGAAAGAACAATACGCTGCACAAATAATCAGCAAACAAAGCTGAAATGGAGGTTGAAAAATGAAAACAGAAAATGGATTTTCTAAATTAATCAAAAAAGGGTGGGATCATCCGGGGAGGATAAATGTTGGCTACTGGCTTATAGCCATTGGCCTTGCCGGGCTGTATGCGACGGGTGGCTTTAGCACGTTTTTTGATTTCATTATGCTGCCAGCGGCTTGAGGTCATAATATGAAATTAAACAGAATTCAAATCGAAAATGTTGAATGTGCGTTCGAGGGCTGTGGGCCAAAAGGGCTATGGCAAGCGGCAACTGTTCAAGCTGTAAAAGATGCGACATATCCGATAGTTTCATTTAGTGAAATCATGAAGATTGATGATTATTTCGTCAGAGAAAAACAGTACAGGCACTTTCAAGCTACGTCTGATGCTATCGCATGGCTGCAAGATAAGTCTGAGAATGTTGGAAGCTTCAGATGGATTGGGCTTTTCGTTGAAGACTATCAGATTGAACAAGTAGTAAGGGTTCAAGATGCGTTTGAAAATGATCCGATTGTCATGGAAAATCTGGAAACATTAGCAAAGGATCAAGAGCTGCAAGAAATGATTGGCGGCGCGATATTGTCTGACAATATTCCAAACATGATCAAAAGGTCGCTTCTTAATGCTGATACAGCGCAAGAGTCTGAATATCTGATTGCTCTCTCTGAATCATTTACTGAAATCGAAGTGGTGAAAAAAGCTGAAATAGCAAAAGTTGCAGACCGGGTGTGCCGTGGGCTTAATCAGTTGGGCCTCTTCATATGATTATCGTTATGCCATGGCCACCAAGCGTCAATCGCTATTGGCGTTCGATTGGCCGTGGCAGGGTGATAATCAGCAAACAGGGCAGAGATTACAGAAAGGCTATTGCCGATCTGATTCACAAAATGAATTTGAAAACAACAGGGGAAAAGCTGACAGTTCTTATTGAAGCTTATCCGCCGGATTGGCGGCTTCGCGACTTGGACAATATCAAAAAAGCGTTGCTTGATTCGCTGCAAAAAGCCGGGGTTTATAATGATGATTTTCAAATCGATTGCGACTTAACAACCCGCATGCCCCCCTTTTCCGATGGCCGTGTTGTCATTGGTTTATATACTGATAGTAATATCCAGTCGATAACTCATATCAGACCCGAAAAGCCAAAGCTGAAAAAAGGTGAAAAGATTAAATATGCTGCTGATACGCTTACGACATTCAGCGTTGAGTTGAAGGAAGCTGCTTAGTTCATCGCGTTCTATTTCACATAATGGATTCATATTAAATGTGTGAGGCGTTATGAAATCAAGAGAACAATTAGCAGATAAAGTCAAAGCAGAATTGCAGAAATTCTATCACAAAGCGGGTGTTGAATTGGTTGAATCAATCAACTCACTTTCATTCCGTAAGCGTTTCATATTCGCGCTTAAAATCATTGCTGGCAAAGCTTAACTGCTTAGCTGACATCTTCTATTTCATATACTGAACTCATGGCTACTAGAAAGAAAAAGAACCTTGGCGGACGGCCTACAAAGCTGACTCAGGCGTTGCAGGATGAAATCTGCGAGGTCATTAAGCAGGGTAATTATATTGAAACTGCTGTTGCTTGTTGCGGCGTTTCCAAGCCTACTTTCTATGCATGGGCGAAAAAAGGCGCACGCGATCAAGAGCTGAAGCGCAACAATATTCATACCCGGTTTCTTAACGCAGTAAAAAAGGCCATGTCTGAAGCTGAGGCTAATGACCTGACGATCATCACTGCTGTTGCCGGTTCTGGCGTATGGCAGGCCGCTGCCTGGAAGTTGGAAAGACGCAATCCTACACGATGGGGAAGGTCTGAAAGGCCACCTGAAACACTTGGTGAAGAAGAGGAAAACTTACCAGACGAGTTTATGTAATGGCTTCATTTTGGCGCAAAGATGACCCGGTGATGTCCGATGGCCGGGTGGTCAAAGGCGGAATGTGGGACTATCAAAGGAAGCTTTGGAACTCACAGGCATTCATAAAAGCCCTGGTTGGCGGTTACGGTTCCGGTAAAACCATGATTGGCAGCAAGCGCATGATAGCTTCCTGCATCTTCAATGCTCCAGTCCCGATAATGGGTGTTTCCCCTTCATATCGACAAGCTAAGCGCACAACAATCCCTACAATTAAAGCTCTGTTAGATGGCCGTCGCATTGATTACGACTGGAGGCCGTCTGACTGGGAATTCCGTATCAGGTATAAAGGCCGGCAGGGAACACTCTGGATTGGCTCAGGTGAGAACCCTGACGCACTGAAAGGCCCGAACCTTGCCGCCGCTTACCTGGATGAACCTTTCATCATGGATAAGCCGGTGTTTGATCAAATGCTTGCCCGTGTGCGTGACCCGCGTTCAAGGCTTCGTGAAATCTGGCTGACTGGAACCCCGGAGGAATTGAATTGGGGCTATGATATAATTGAAGGCGAAGATGCTGGAAAATATTTGCTGGAAATGGTCAGGGCGAAGACAGCCGGCAATCTGGCACTGCCCCCTGATTTCATTGAAACACTGCGAAAAGCATACGATGAAAAGGCTGTGCAGGCATATATGAACGGTGAATTTGTCAACCTATCAACAGGCCTGATATATCACCAGTTCGACAAGTGTAAGAATTTACAGTGTGTAATTACACCTCCAGGAATTCCGCTTCGACTTGGCATGGATTTCAATGTGAATCCGATGGCTGCATGCGTTTTTTGGGTGCATGAGGGGCATATGCATGTTGTAGCTGAAATAGAGCTGCCTAATTCCGACACTGAAGACATGATTAAATATGCAACAGGGAAATGGCCAGGAATCGTTTGCACTTATCCTGACCCGGCTGGCTCAGCTCGTCACACTGCTTCGTCAGGCGGTGTCACTGACCATATAATCATTGAAAATCTGGGCTTGCAAGTGTTTGCGCATCTAGCGCATCCAGCAATCCGGGACAGATATAATGCAGTTAATACGAAGCTTGGTGATGGCTCTCTTACGTTTGATCCGGGCTGCTCAAAGCTTCGCAGCTACTGTGAAAGGCTAACACATGAGGGCATTAGGAAAATGGATTACATGACGCATTTGACTGACGCTCTTGGCTACCCTGTTGAATATTTGTTCCCGGTTTCAAGAATAATTCAAGCCCGCAAAGTCTGGCTGAAGTAGGAGTTCACATAATGAAAGCAAAGCAACTGACGAAGAGGCATGAAGATTTCGAGGAAATGCTTGAGCGATGGGAATTCCTGAACCTTGCGTACAAGGGCGGCGATGCATATCGCAAGGCTGGCTATCTTGAAAGGCATCCTCGTGAACAGAAAAAGAAATATCTACGCCGATTAAAGCAGGCTATATATGTGAACTATTCTGCGCCTGTAATTGATATTTACATTTCATATTTGTTCAAAGAAACCATTGCCCGTGAATTTGGCGTGCTCGCTGGTAACAAGAATCTTGATGATTTCATGGAAGATTGTGACTTTAACGGCACTGACTTTTCAGCTTGGATGCGTGAAACAGCTCGCATGGCTTCTATTACTGGCCTTGTGGGCATGGTGCTGGATAAGCCTGCAACAAGCTTCACCACGAAAGCTGAAGAGGTTGCCGCTGGTGTACGCCCGTATCTGGTCAGGTATAGCCCTGAACACATCATTAATTTCGAGTTTGTCCGTAAAAATGGCAGGCCTGTTCTGAGTAAACTGGTGTTGCATGAAGAAATGGTTGAAGACACTTACGGTGCTGAAATTGCTGGCCTTGAGCTGTATCGCGTATGGACGCGTGAAGATTGGAAGCTTTACGGCGTTGAAGACAAGAAAAACAACGGCAATACAGATGCTAAATTGATTGATCAAGGTGTAAACACGCTTGGTGAAATCCCGTTTGTGATGCTTGCGAATCGGAAAACATCCAGCTTGTTTATCGGCAATTCAGACATCAATGATATTGCTGACATCAATCGGCGCATTTTCTACATCGATTCTGATGCACATGAAATCATTGAAAATACTGCTTTCCCAATGCTCCAAGGCCCGCGTGAACAGACTGTGGGCAGCAATGAAGCTGAAATCGAAGTGGGTAGCGGTAATGTGCTTGAGTTTGATCCGCGCAACCCGGCTGCTAAATGGGAGTGGATGGAACCGCCTCACTCTTCATTAAGAGAAATTCGCGAATGGAGGCATGCCCTTGTTGATGATATTCGCGCCCTGGCTCGCACAGGTGGCACTGATGCGCAGTCAACAAAGGTGCAATCAGGTGTGTCGCTTGAAATCACATTCCAACAGCTAAACAGCATCCTTGCTGAGAAAGGGGAAGGCTGTGAAAATGCTGAAACGGGCATCTTTCGCTTTTTTGCAGCATGGGAAGAACAAGTGTTTGACGGTGAGATTGATTATCCGCGCAAATTCGGTGTGCGTGACGTGTCGAATGAAATCGATAATGCGACGAAAGCTAAGCTACTTGTTAACTCTAAAACCTTCGATGCTGAAGTTCGTAAGCGTGTAGCAAAACGGGTGCTGGGTGACACTGATCCTGAAGTGATGAAAGCTATCAATGATGAAGTCAAAGTGCCGAACATGGCGGATGTTGTAAATGCTTAAAGCCCGCGTGGTTGGTGAACAAGAGGTAATCGCTAAGCTTCACAATATGAAGCGATCCCTGTTGACTCGCAAGATAATGGGAGCTGTTGCAGCAAAAGCGGTGACGATAATCAAAGTGCGGACAGAAAAAGGGCTTGATATGAATGGGACAAGGTTCGCGCCTTATTCGAGCAAACCTGCTTACATCAAATCCAGCAACAAAAAGCATTCGCGCTTTTACCCCGGCGGCTATCGTGAGTTCAAGGCAACGCGGGGCGGCGGCTGGATGCATGATTCAGGCCGGATGCTGTCTGCTATGCAGCACAGGGTGTTAGGGCGTGACAGGGCGATCATTCGATTTACGCGCCCTGAAGAAGCTATCAAAGCGCACGGGCATAACACAGGCGGCGGCAATCTTCCCAAGCGTAACTTTTTCGGACTTGGCAGCGCTGGTCGCAAACAACTTTCTAAAATTCTGAAGGATGAACTAAAACATGCCATCTCCACTTGATAAAGCCATTACACGCAACGAGAAAAGGCTACAGTCATCGCTTGTGGTTGTTGAACGTCGCATACTGTCTTTGATGGGCAAGCTGAAGACGGACAGCACTGGCGCTATCATGACAACCGATCTGAATCTTGCGGCTGCAATGAACATGCGACAAAAGATATATGAGCAGCTTTCCCCATACTTGTCCGCTGCCAAGGCTTCAACCGATGAATTTACAGAGACTGCGAAATACGTCAAAGCGCGTCTGAAATCAGGTGGCTTTGATATACAGTTTGTTGAAGCTGACACAGGTATCATTGAAGCTTATCAACAAGACACATTCCAGTCACTGGCATCAATAGGGCAACAATATTCAAGCGACATCGGAAATAGCATTTATACAGCAGCAATAGCCGGGACTCCCTTTGACGAATTGGCCGCTGACATATCGCAAATGCTTGTTGGTGGTGTGACATCGAATGGACAGCCCCTTTCAGCATATGCCAAAACATATGCGCATACGGGCTTAATGGAGCTGGATTCAACACTATTCAGAAAGAAAGCCACTGAAGCCGGCGTGAAAAACTTTACATACTTCGGATCAACTGTGCAGGACACTCGAAAATGGTGTGTTGAACATCATGGCAAGTCATTTTCACAAGATGAAATCAAAGCCTGGTCAAATCAGAAATGGCAAGGGAAGAAAGCAGGCGACCCATTTATTGTCCGGGGTGGCTGGAATTGTCGGCATCATTGGATAGCAGCAATTGAAAGCACAGCGACGAAGCCAACAAAGGAAACGAAGCCTGCGCCGAAAGTAAAAGCCAAGCCTAAAGCCAAAGCTAAAGCCAAGCCTAAAGCCCCGGCAAAAGTAAAATACACCCCGGCTTCTATGAAAAAAGCAGGTCAGACATTGCGCCACAATTTACAGAAAGAAATGGGCTTAGCCCCTGACGATCCGCTAACATCGGATAACCGTGAAGCCTTTATCGCTGCTTTATTCAAGCACTTAAAAAAGGGACGTTCATTCGATAACGTGCAAGCAAATATTGTAGGTTCCGGCAAAGCGGCTCCCATGGTTCGCAAAGCATCTACGATGTTCCCTGATGCGTGGGTATCAAAATCAAATCAGGTTGGTGATACGCATACACGATACAGCCAGGCACGCGGCTCACATTTTTTCATTGAAGATAAATATGATGGTCTGAGGGGCAGGATTAAGGGGGGCTTTGGGGTTAATGATCTGAATGCCGGTGACAGTTATATTGTAGCTGGTCGCATGAGTACGGCTGTGCATGAGTACACTCATCGTTTGCAATCTGTTTTCCCTCACATCGATGATGTGTTTGCAGCGGAACACGCATCAAGAACAAATGGCGACCCACTGAAACGATTACGCGATCTGACCGGGAATAATAAATATAAAATAAAAGAAGTAGCCCGCGAAGACCACTATGTTACAGCGTATCAGGGTCGCGAATATGGCAAAGGTGAAGCCAGAGAAGTGATGACAATTGCCTTTGAATATTTACTTGGTGGTGATAGAGTAAACTTCGAGGCATTTTATATGATTGACCGTGAAATGTTTGATATGACGCTTGGCATACTGGAGCATGTATGAAGCTGAAAATTGAAAGGTACATCGCAGGTAAATGGGTAAAGCTTGGGGCTATAACGCTTGATACTGATAACGCTCAGCTTGCCGGGGATAAGGGCATCATACGGCTGGTCAATGCAAAAATGGATAGCGCAATGAAAGACGGTGAAATATACAGTGAGCACGCTCATTCCCCTTCATTTATTTTAGACGATCCACTGTCAAGCCTATCACAATTCAAATCACTGTTATCAACAATGGGAATGAGATCACATGAGCTTAAATCGATTGAGCCTGCGAAAGCCATTCAAAACGAGGATACTAACAAAGGCGCGGACATTAAAATCATTTAAGCTGCTAAGACAACAAATGAACATCAAGTAAGATACATGCAGCGAAAGTTCGCATGGAGGCTTAAATATGAATATTGATAAACCGATTTTGGTGGGCAGATTCTGGCACATGCCTGATGGTAGTGTTGTCCCGAATATTGCCGGCGGTTCCAGTGGTGGTGAAGGCGATGGTGAAGGCGACAAGGGCGGCGATGGTGATAAAGGCGGCTCTGATGAAGTCACACGGCTCAAGGATGAATTGAAGTCAGCTCGCAGTGATGCTGCAAGTAATCGCGTTGCATTGCGCGAACTTAAAGACACGATTGGCGACTTGGATGCAGATGCGATCAAGGGGCTAATCAGTGATGCTGATAAGCGTAAACAAGATGATCTGACATCAAAGGGCAAGTTTGATGAAGCAAAAGTTGAAATCGAGCGTCGTCATTCCACTCAAGTTGAATCCCTTGCGGGCAAAATCAAGGGGCTTGAATCGCGTCTGTCTGAAGTGCTGATTGATAATGAAATTGTAACAGCAGCATCAAACAACAATGCTATCAAACCAGCTCAGATCACATCGCTACTGAAGCCGAAGATGCGCTTGAATGACGCTGGCTCAGTCGAAGTGCTTGGAGCTGATGGGAAAGTTGCTCTTGATGAATCTGGAAAGCCCATGGCAGTTGCAAGTTATGTGAATTCATTCCTTGATGAAAACCTGCATTTCGTCAAAGCATCAGGCGGCGGTGCTGGTTCAACCGGGGCAACTGGCGGAAAAGCTCCGGGCGGTAATGTGTCGGGTGAAAGCCGAATCGCAAAAGGCCTGAAAGCCAGACAGACAGCATAACTGATTCACAAAATGAAACGTAAAGGCCGGGGCATTGTTCCTGGCCTTTTTCTATTTCAGCTTGTGAAATCTAATGCATAAAAAAAAGTTACAATTAGTGCTTGACATTACTTCTTAAAAGAGTAGGGTTCACTTATTCCGAAAGGGAAAAACATAGCGACACCGGCTGACGGGGTGTGGAGATAAAAATGGAAAAGATTGTATTGGAGCAATTCGGTCAGGCATGGGGATATGCTGATGGGGTCGATAAGAAGACAAAGACAGTTGAAGTCTATTGTGATGAAACGGTTGATGGAACTCCGGTCAATGTAAAAACCCGTAAAGTTAGCTCTAATATAAAAAAGTATGGATGTGCTTTACGCAAACAGGGTGGGTATGTAATTTTCTGTAAAAGGATTATCAATGGTAATATCTATTACAAATACTAAAACCAAAAGGGCAGAAAGGGAGGGGTGGGCATTGCGCCTGCCTCTTTTTCTATTCTTAAAAATAAGGAGTGACAATGAATGTAGTTTCAACAGCAAGAAAAGCACTCAAGCTCTCACAAACAGAGTTCGGCGAATGGCTGGCTAAAGAACTCGGGCGAAGTGAGCCTATCCCATTTCAGCGCATATCAGACTGGGAAAATGGCAGGAAATCCCCGCGAAAAAATGTACGAGATATATGCGCCCCGATTTCTGCTATTTACACTGCGAAAGAACTCGAATGCGCTGACATAGAAACAGCAGCAAAAAAGATAGTCGAATGTCAAAGATGAACGATTTGCCCGGCTTTTGTCGGGCTTTTTGTTTCATAATGTGAAATCATACAGCCAGAAAATCCCTTTCATTTCAAACACTTTCTACTACGAGTAGGATATTCACCTACTAAATCTGAAAGTAGTAGGATATATCTCTTACTAAAACAATCAAAAACAAGAAAAGTTTAATTTCTTTAAAAAAACACAAAAAAATCACACTGAAAAAACTCTATATAAATCAAGCACTTCCTACTACGAGTAGGATATTCACCAACTAATAGAACTTAATAGAATATATAACCCTATGTGCTTTTACGTTTTCAGAGAGCATCAAAAAATGAAAATCATTCATCTTCGCTGAAAAAAGCTGTTACTGCTTTGGCGTATTTCCGCCGCTTGATATGTTATCTGCAACCGATGGCCGGGCGCTGGCGGTGCGTGTGCGCAGAGCACGTTCAAAATCTGCAAGCGTATTAACTGACGATTGATACGAAATGGCCCGGTGCCACCTAGTCAAATAATCAAAAACAATTTTTTTAGGAGGCCTATCATGGCTGTTCAAACTCTGGCAGAAGCTGCCAAATTTATTAACGATGACATCGTTGCAGGCGTTGCTGAAGATATTATCGCTGTCAATCCGTTTTTCGGTGCGCTGCCCTTTGACGCATATCAAGGTCAGGGCGTAATCGTCAATCGCGAATTAGTGATGGGTGATGCCGGTTTCTATAATGTCGGTGATACGATCACTCACAAAAATGCTTCGCAAGTCACTCCATTAACTTTTCAATCTACCAAGATTATCGGTGATGCTGAGCTTGACGGGCTGGAAGTTGCAACATCTGGCAGTGCTGGTGTTGATGCATCTGCACGCGAAATTTCATCTAAAGCGAAATCCGTTGGTCGCCAGTTTCAGGGCGGTATGGCAACTGGTAATGGGGCGCTTCCTCAGATGAACTCCCTTGCGGGTATGTCTGATGCTGGTCAGACCATTGCTGGCGTGAATGCTGGTGCAGGCGGTGGCGCACTTACCTTTGACGACATGGATAACCTGTGTGGCAACGTGGTGTCAAAAGATGGTGTAGTTGATTTCATCGTCATGCCTAAGCGTACTTTCTTCAGCTACAAAGCATTGCTGCGGGCTATGCCGGGCAACACTTTGGAACAAGTTACGCTTCCTGATGGCCGCACCGTACTGGCTTTCGAGGGCATCCCAGTTTTCCGTAATGATTTCTTATCCATTGCTGAAACAGCGGCTGGCGCGGCTTTGGCCGGTGGCGCATTGGCATCGGTTTACGCTGGTGTGTTTGATGATGGCTCCCGTAAGATTGGTTGCGCGGGTATTCATCCTGAAGCTACTCCCGCCGGCATCACTGTGAAGCTTATAGGTGACATGGAAAACCAGGACGCTGAGCTGTATCGCGTCAAAATGTATGCGAACTTCGCATGCTACAATCGCAAAGGTCTTGCCCGTCTGACTGACATCAGCAACTAAGACTGCTTAGACGAAGGGGGCTGATTCGTCAGCCTCCTTACCTAAGCGGTTTTCCGCTAATACAAGTCAGGAGTTCACATAATGAAATTAAAAATCAAAGGGCCTTTTAATGTCGGCATGAAAATTCAGCGGGGCGGAAAAACCTTCATTGTTGAAGATGATGGCCATGCCTATTTTTCCGGGAGTAAGAAAGAGTGCGAACATCTTGCACTTGCTTACTGTCACGAAGTCGAGGTTGAAGATGAAAACACTGTTGATGAATCTGAAAACGGAAGTGCTGTGGATTCACCTGAAGTTGCAGATGCGCCGATTGCGTCTGGCGAAGCGTCTGAAGTAGTTACTGAGACAGCGCCTGTTGATGCTGGTGAAGCTGAAACTGAAAATGCAGGTGATGGCACCGCTGAACCCGTTAAAATGGCTCCTGAAGCCTCTGACGAGTCCGGCGAAGTAGCTGAAGTGGCTCCTGAAGCTGCTGAAGTGGCTCCTGAAGCTGCTGAAGTTGCTGTTGAAGCTGCAAAGAAGCCCCGCGCACGCAAATCAGCTAAAAAGGCTGACTAATGGTGGCTCCTGTTTTCGCGACCCAGAATGATTTGTTGGAATTTGTACCGGACTTAACTGAGTACGGGCTTGACAACACTAATGATCTGCAACGGGCCTCCAATGATGTTCTAAACCGTCTGACGGTGAGCTGGTGGACTCAAGCGGCATCAAGTCGCATGGGTCGCGAAAGTCAGGTGCTTGATGCCTTAATGCTGCCTGCAATCAAGCCTGGACGGCTTAACGCTGAACTGATGGTGAATATCACATGCTACCGGGCATTGTCTGCATACATCCTGCCTAAACTGTCATCCGATATGGCTGCTGATGGTGACTCATTCGGGCGTAAATCTGTTCATTTTGAAAAGATGTATGAAGCCGAATGGAACACAATCCGTTTGCTTTCATTATATGATTTCGATGGCGATGGGAACTTTGAAGAAATCGAGCGTGTGAAGATGAATACGCGTCGAACTTCGAGGGCATAAGCATGCGTGAATCAATTTTAAACGCGCTCTTTACTGTTGTGAAAGGGATCACTGTCGCGAAGGGGTATGCAATCGATGTGAAATTCATTTCCCGTCAGTTTACGCCGATCACAAAGGTTCCGTCTGTGGGTTTTCCTGCTGTTCTGATTGAAGACGATGGCCCCGAAACAATACAGCTAAAGTCTTCGGGCTTCGCGAATGTTTCCTTTGAAGTTTCATTAATCGGCTATGTCCGTTCCAAGGATTCAATCTCTACTTCACTAAATGAATTAGATACTGAATTGAAAAAGGCGATAGCTGCTGATCCAACTTTGGGCGGGACTGTCGCAAGAGTGACAATCATGCCTTACAAAGACCGAAGCGGCTCTCAATTCGCGGCTGAAGGCTTGCCGTATGGCTATTTTGAACGGCCAATAAAAATCCAATATGAAGGCCGGGCGATTGACGGTTTTTAAATTTATTACTGCTTAGGAGAATTGATATGAAAGAACAGATTAAACCCACAAATACAACTACGAAACGGGCAAAAAAGGTTCCAGCGAAGCGCATGAAAAAAGTGCCAACTGAAACCCACAAGCCGCGTAAGGATGGTAAATAATCATGGCTGATATTTTTGACAAACTGCTACTGGCGAAAGTTCAAGCGACTAAAAATGTTGATGCTGGCCCTACCGCTGCTCTCAATGCTATTCGCATTAGTTCAATGAGTGTGGGCGTTGTTATTGACTCTGTTAAGCGCAAGGTCATCAAGCCGACGATGGGCGAACTGCCTCATCTTATGAACAAGAAAGGCATTCAAATTGAAGTTGAATGCGAGGTACATGGTTCCGGCGTTGCCGGTGCAGCTCCTGAGCTTGCGCCGCTGTTACAGATTTGCGCATTGGCAATGGTTCCCAATGCTGGTGTTGATGTTCGGTTTGCTCCGATTTCTAAACCCCGCAAGCTGGGAACGGTTTACGCCTATGAAGATGGCGTTGTGTGGAAGTGTGTTGACGCTGTTGCAACTGCATCTTTGCAATACACGATGGATGCTATACAAGTTATCAAATTCACTATCAGCGCACCTTGGACTGATCCTGTTACTGCTCCGATGCCGGCAAATGCGGTGTTTCAGTCAACTCAGCCAATTATGGGCGACACATTGGATGTTGTTACAGAAGCCGCTACAGCGGTTGTAATCGGCAGTCTGAGTCTTGATCTGGGTAATGATATTCAATCTAAGCGCGGGACGGGTCAGAATGAATATACGGTCAAGGATCGTTCGCCCGGTGCTTCTATCACTAAAGATTCAGTCTCCGATGCGTCTGATTGGACTGCATTAACTTCAGCTACTGACGCTGTGATTAATGCTCAGTTCGGTCAGTCCGCTGGTAACAAACTGACACTGAATATCCCGCGTGCTCGCCGGGAAACAATCAAGAAAGGCGAGAAAGCTGACACATTCACAAATGAAGTTTCATTCAAGCTATATGAGTCCGCTGGCGATGACCAGTTTGAACTCATCTTTTCATAAAAGGGGCACATATGTCGTTCAAATTATTTAAAGGCCAGGCAATCACAAAAACGATTGGCAATGTCACAATCAGTATTATTGCGATGAACACAATGCATCGCGCTAAGCTGTCTGACTTGTCACGCGAACGGGGCATGGAGGGCGTTGCAAAAGCGTCTGAATATATCCTACGGGCTTTGACAGATAAAGTCACTATTGACGGCATTGAGTTTGACTCGTTTGAGCTTTCTGACTCTCTGAATCCGCATGATGTTGAGCATGCAAAGGCCATGGGCGCGATTGTTCGTGCTGGCATGGATGCCGCCTTTCCGAATGAGGATGATGTAAAAAAGTCCGAGCCGCTGGCGCAGCCTATTTCCATGGGAAAAGCTGCCGAAAATGCCCAAAGCGAAAGCTAAAGCCGGGCGGCTGTAAAGCAAAAAAACCGAAGGCGTGGATACCTGATGCGCCTAATGTTAAATCACTTGAATGCCCTGTGCTTAGTGCTCATGAACTTGAGCCTATCGTTGATGGGTATGAATGGGGTGAAAAAGGCGTAATGCCGCATGGGGGTGGATGGGCTGAACAGCCAGTTGTTCTAATGGAACTGATTGGAATTTTCTCAAGGGAGATTAGAGCATGTCGATTGCAGAAAAAATAGTCATAACCGGCGATGCATCTGATGCGGAACATGCCCTTGACAGCGTAGCGCATAAAGCGAAAGGCGTTGGCAATGAAATGTCTATTGTTTCAAAGCGAATGGCTGCTGTTGGCACGGCTGCTGTCGCTGCATCAACCGCTATGGCTGCTGTTTATGCTGTTGATAAGACCAAAGAGTTTGAAAAATCAATATCCGATCTGGCTGCAATTACAGGTGCCACCGGGAAAGACTTGGACTTTCTCACTTCCAAGGCGATGGAATTCGGTTCGCAAACAACTAAATCGGCTGCGCAAGCCGCTGAAGCATTTAAGCTTGTAGCATCTGCAAAGCCCGATCTATTAGCTAATGCCGAAGCCCTTGCCGCTGTTACTCGCGAAACAATCACACTATCTGAAGCTGCTGGCACATCACTTCCAGAGTCAGCGGCGACGCTTGGCGCATCTCTGAATCAGTTTAATGCTGATGCTGAAGAATCCGGGCGATTCATTAACGTACTTGCCGCCGGTGCAAAATTTGGCGCATCTGAAATTTCAAATACTGCTGAAGCTCTGAAGGTTTCAGGTACTGTTGCGCATAGCGTTGGGCTATCTTTTGAACAGACTAATGCAGCTATCCAGGCTCTTGCTTCGGTTGCGATCAAAGGTTCAGAGGCAGGCACAGGGCTTCGTGGGGTACTGCTAAAATTATCAACCCAATCGCGTGAAGAGTTCAACCCGGAAATTGTTGGTTTTACTCAGGCAATCAAAAATCTTGCGGCTGCGCATCTGACTACAACTGAAAAAGCCAAGCTATTCGGGCAAGAATCAATCACGGCTGCAAGTGCTCTTATCACTCAAGCTGATTCTCTGGATACATTAACGGGCAAGCTGACTGATACAGATACTGCTTACGAACAGGCTAGAATACGGGTAAACAACCTTGATGGCGATCTGAAGATTCTGAGTTCAGCGATGGAAGCTCAGGCGATAATGGCCGGCACAACAGTTAGTCTTTCTCTGCGCACTCTTGTTCAAGGCTTCACTGATGTAATTAGTGTCGAAAAACAAACAACTGAGGAAACTAACAAAACCAAGCGAAACGCACAGGAATTAGCTGTTGTTGTAGGACAGGTTGCTGATGTTGTAGGCAATGCGGCAAACGGTATTGCATTCCCTTTTGAAGCTGTTGGCGGTGCTATTGGGGCATTGGCTGCGCAGCTATTGGCGGTAACTCAGGGCGAATTCAGACAGGCAATAAATATCGGGACTGCATATGCAGACGATATGCACCAAAAGTTGTTAGACATGTCCGACCCTGAAATTTCTTCACGCTATGAAGATATTGCTCGTCATATAATTGCGACAAATGAAGAATTAGCAGCATCTAGCAAAAAAGAGACTGAAGCTGAAAAAGCAAAACGTGAAGCCGATGCCGCTGCCTCCAAGGCAAAGCTAGAAGCACTCAAGAAAGAGATTGAAGGAAACAGAAAACTTGCTGAAGCTAAAGCTGAAGCTGCAAGGGTAGCAACGATAGACAAAGCCGCTGCTGATAAAAAAGCGAAAGAGCTTGCTGATGCGAAAGCCGCTGCTGATAATATTATCAATCTACAGCAGCGAAAATTCCTACGGCTACACGATCAAGCGCTGCAAGCATCTGGCGAAGAGGAAACACTTTGGGGTGAAAAATACACACGCGAATACGATGCATTACGGACACAGCGCAAAAACCTCCTAGCTCTGGTTGGCGATGATAGACTAAAGCGACAGGAGCTTAATGGGCAGTTCGATACTGCTGAAGCGGATTTACTTACAGTACATTTAGACCGCCTTCACAAGATTGAAGAATCTAAAATGTCGGCTGATGAAAAGCTATGGAAATCCGGGCTTGATGGAAAATTACAAGTTACAGGGAAAATGCTGGGACAGCTCTCAGGACTTGTTAACTCAAAAAGCCGGGCGATGTTTGAAACAGGGAAAGTCGCTGCACGATCTGAAAATGCTGTGAACACATATCTTTCAGCGACCAAAGCTTATGCATCATTGGCCGGCATCCCGATTGTTGGGCCTGCGCTGGGTGCTTTAGCAGCGGCGGCGGCTGTTGCGGCGGGTGTTGGTAATGATCAAAAGATTGCCAAACAGCAATTCGGTGGTGGTTCAGTTTCCGGCGGTGCGTCTGTCGCAAGCGTTTCAGGCGCTGGCGCAGGCGGTTCAGGAGGCTCAAGCATATCGGGCGGCACGTCAGGCGGCTCAGGCGACTCAGGCCAGGGCGGCGGCAATGTTTTCAACCTTAACTTATCGCTAAAAGATGCCCCGCTTGGTACAACTATTGACCCCCAAGCTGCTCGGCTAATTGGCGAGCATCTGGCACCATACGTTCAAGAAGCTTTTGACAGAGGCTATGGCAACAGGGCGGTGGCAGGGTAATGAGTGTTCGTTTTTTTCATGACAATCAGATAGCGGCATCCCTTGTATCCCTGATAGCCGGGACTGAAGACCCCGCATATCCGCTGGCTAACCTTGGTGATGGGGATACATCAAGTGCGTTCAAGCCGATTGCGGACGGGGCTGGCAGCGTAAAGCTGTCGCTGTCTGTTGTTTCCCCGCTGATTGATTACATACTAATTGGCGCAAACAGGACTGATTCAATAGGCTTCAAGCCCGCTTCAGGAACTGTAAAACTTGATGTTTTTACTGCGCAAGGCTGGTCAAGCATACTGAATTCTCAAATCACAACCCCTGAATCAGCGTCAGAGGTTTTCCCTGTTTCTGCGCATACTCCAATCATCCCGGCTGGATGGCAGGCTATCGGTTTGGCATCTTCGATTCACAATGTGAAATTCATCAACGGGGCTTGGATAGCTGTTGGCGAGGGTGGCCTTGTTTATCACTCTATTGATGGAACGGTGTGGACAAGCGTAGCGATTGCAGGAGCACCTTCCTTGCGAGGGATCACATACGGAAACGGCGTTTATGTTGCTGTAGGGCTGGCCGGTTTCGTGGCTACATCGTCAGACGGCATCAACTGGATTACACAAGTAAGCGGAATAGCTACGGCTCTCAATGATGTTTCATTTCATAATGTGAATGAGACTTTCATTAGCATCGGTGATGCTGGTGTTATCCTTGTGTCAGGCGATGGTGTGACATGGCTTCCGGCTGTTTCTGGTGTGAATGATAACTTGTTAAGTATAACGATAAGTACATCAAGGGTGGTTATTGGCTCTGCTGTCGATTCACTGTACTCACTGGATGGCACAAACTGGAATTCAGCCGGCATGGTTGTTGCTGGAATCGGTTCGCTTAATGATATGATGTTTGATGGATTGCGCTTCTTTGCGGCATGCACAGGCGGCGTTATTTCGTCTTATGACGGAGTCCTGTGGACTGTAGTTCATCAAGATATTTTGAAGATATTCAATGCCATTGCATATGACGGTTCTACATATATGGCCGCTGGAAATACTGGTGATGCAGTATCATCGATTGACGGCGATCTGTGGGCTGTTGCTGACAATATTGGCTATGACGTTTACTCACTTGAAACGGGCGCTGGCGTGTTTGTTTCAGCGGGAATCACTGACATTTCATGGAGAACATATCTTTATCGTTATAACTTAACGATAACGGGGCAAGCTCCCGGTGCTGATGTTAATATTCCTGAGCTGTACGCGGGGCCGGCTATTACTATTGCGCCGCCCGATTTAGGAATTGATCCTGAATCGATGGCAATACAAGCGACTACATTCACAAGCGCGAACGGGCGTGCATTCGTGTCGAAAAGATTTGACGCTATTCATGTAAACCCGGTTTGGAATGCGCTTGATTCTCAAGAGTCGATTGACGTAAAAACGCTTAAAACAACTGTTTTGACAGCTAAAAACCCGTTTTTCATCCAGTTTGATGATGCAAACGCGGGTTCGCCCATTCTATTTCGCGATGTGAGCCGGAAAGTTGAAAGCCCTTTTATCACTCCAGAATTTAGAAAATTAAAGCTTCAACTTGAAGAGAGCATTTAATGCTTGATCTTGAACAAGATATTTTAAACAGGGCGGGAAGTCGCAAGGCTGTTGAACCCGCGATGTGGCTTGATATTTACGCGGACAGAGGCCCAAGCGCGAAGCTTGACCAGCGTTTTGACTGGGTTGGCGCGAATGATCCTGATGTTGCCAGCGATGTGAATATTGATTTTGATAGAAGACCCGGAAGCATAACGATTGCGCCGGGCAATCTTGTTGAACCTACATCCATTTTTATCAAGCCAGTGTGGCAGAATATAAAGGCGGGGGATTATCGTTCGACTGTCGAATTTGCAGGCGTTATTTATCGTGTCACAGGCGGCATTCAGCGTTCAACTGATGGCATAAACTTCACACAGGTACTTGCAGGAATTGTTCAGCGCGTCGCATATTCACCGGCCAAAGGTTTTATCGCAATGGGCCTTTCAGGTGGGGTATATTACACATACACAAGCGCTGACGGCATCAACTGGAATTCGGTAGGGAACTTAAGCTTCACCGGCGGCAATGTTGTTGGGCTTGGTGCTGGTAACTCTAAATTTTTCATGATGACTAACGGCGGCAAGGTTTATGAATCGACTGATGCCGTGAACTGGAACTTTTTTTATGCGGCTGGCACAACTGGAATTGGCCTGGGTGTTGCCGGCGGCAATGTCATTATTCAAGGCATGCAGGGATCATCAGCATACAGCACTGATGAAGGGGCTACATTTACTGCGATGGCTATCCCAAGCGGGTTCACAATGTCTGTCAGCAAGTATGTTGGCGGCTTGTGGTTCGTTAAAGGCAATGCAGGGCAGCTCTACACTTCAGCGAATGGCGCAGCATGGAGACTTATTCAAACGCCTGCGCAAGGCAGTTTTGTGGCTTTCAATTACATCGATGGCGTTTACTTTGCTTCAACTGATAACAATTATTTTTTGCAGTCTGCTGATGCTGTTGTGTGGGAAGTTGGAAGCTCAGCGGGAACAATCGGCCCCCTTGGCCAGATGTATAAAATTGGAAATGCATACATGATGGGACTTGCGACCGGCATGTTTCAGCGGCCTCTTGACTATACCCCTGTGAAATCATGGGTCAGTAAATGGCAGGGCAGGGTTATTGATCATTATCATCATAAAATGTCCTGGAAAGGCCGTAAATATGTTCATGATTCTTATGAATATGTGACAGATATTGACCAGCCTGGACAAGTTTTTAAATTCAAATCTAACGCGACAATAGTTGCAAATAAACTTGTCATTTTAGCTAAACATTCTGGCAATATTTTCCCGAATTGGTATGCCCGTTTTCTTGATGAAAAAGGCAATCAGATTGGGAAGCAAATCACTTTCACAGCGAATAGCCCTGATTGGAGTTCTATTACTGTGACAGGGTTTGGAGCTTCGTTAATTCGTTCCCGGTCATATTCACTTGAAGTCGGATATAACAAGCCTGACATCCATGCCATGGCAGGAGCGCAAAGCGGCGTTGCTGTCTATGCTTCAAGAATATCTGTAGGGGCTTTCACTGTGCTGAAATCTCCATGGCATATCAGAGTCAGTGGCCAAAACGGGTTTTCGCTGGGTGGCAATGAAGGCTATGCTGATGCCGGTTCGCTTGTTCGTTCGCTTGACGTGAAAGAAGTCCCTATCACTGATGGTGCCATTGAACTTATTGACATAGTTCCATCCGGGACAACTGCTAAAATATCGATGTGGCATACTGCTGACCCTGCTATTGCAGCGGCGGCGGGTACTGCAAACATGACGCTTTTTGGAACGTATGATACTATTTTTGCACAAACTCAAACGCTGCCTGCCGACAGATATTGGAAAATCAAGCTTGAACTGACTTCTAATTCATCTAATGATATAGCACCGGAAATCGGCAAAGTTGGCGTGGGTTTCAGACTTCCACCTGTTGTCATTGGTACTCATTCGACAACCCTTGGAACTGAATATTACACAGCATTCCCGATGCCGTGGCAGCTTCCCTTGATGCCGAAAACATACAAGCGACTCAGAAAAGGCGGTGTGAAAGCCCTTGCTGATGTTCGCATATCACCGGCTCAGCTAAAAACCAAAATCGCAACAAGTATGGTGGGTAAAGCGACTGCGACTTTTGTTGCAGATCGTCATATTGATGCGCTGATGGCTAAAAAGCTT